AATCATCTGCTATTGTAGAATAATCCCAACCACCTGATACTGATGTTGAACCATCACCGGCTGTTCTTGCTGTCGCCGTCACTGCCGTAACTGCACCACCTGATGTAGTTACTGAAAACTTTGCTCTACGTAAATCAAACCATTTAGTAGAAGTTTCTAATACATCATGTCCAGAATATATGTCATTTACTGAGAAGTCTGAACCATTTGGATTTAAGTCATCGTGATAAGTGTTAAAATCGTAAATGTGAAGTAAGGTTGCTGGATACTTACCATCACCTACTTCTGCTTTAGGGTCATCTGATATTCCAGAACCTGTAATTGCTGTAACTTGATGACTACTATTGGTTGTAAGTTCTACACCAAAGTCATCTGTGCCTATAAGAGTTGCTCCCGTAGATGCTGATGTTGTGATGTATGACGTATAGTCAAATGCTAAGAAAGGCTTTTGCTTGTAAATTATTGTATCGATATCGTATTGTATCGATGGTAGTAGTATAATATCTGTTGCCGCTACAACTTGTGCCGCTGTTTTATTACCTGTTGAACCAATATCAAATGCAATAAATGAAGTATTAGAGTCACTCCAAAACTTAGATTGTGACCAGTTGTAAATTTGACTTACATTTGCAAATGCTAATGGATTGTTTAATTTTACCTCTACGTTATCTGTATTGAGACTTCTGCCCCAATGGTCAAACATGACTGCATCCCAATGTGCAATAATCTTATCAGTCATTTGCTTTAGTGTATATCCATTTGGATTACGTTGTGAATCACCTACTACGTTTGCCGCATCTAGTGATTGGTATAGTGCTTCTCTGCTACAGATAAAAGGATATCTGTCTTGCATTGCTTGACTTGAAAAGTTTGCTCTGCTGGTATGTTGAAATGTTGTCGAATAATGTTGTAAATTAAATGCCATTGTGTCTCCTTAACCTAACGGTCCAGATGCGCCTCTTCTATTATAGGCTTCTTGCACCACGCTTGTTATAACTCGTTTATTTGATAGTAAGAACTCTACGCCAGTTTGTGTATCTACAGCATTGATTGTAAAGTTTACAGTAGGAGCAGTTTGTGTTCCTATTTGAATGTCATCATTTGCGATTACGTTACCTGAAGTGTTCGGAACAAATAACTCAGGGCCTCTTTCTCCTACGACATAAGGTGTATTTGCTTTTGCCGGTCCACCGTCTGCTAAGAAGCCTCCTAATAACATGCCAGCTCCTGCTAACATACCGAAGCCAGGAAGAAAAGCACCTAGTCCACCTAGTAGTGAACCAAAGCCTCCGCTTGCTCCTCCGCCTGAGATTCCCATGATTGCACTTTGAATATTTCTAATTAATGGTGATACGATAAAGTTTTGTATAAGTGCGTTTACAATTTGCTTTACAACTGATAGTGCAATGTCTTGCATAGCTTCGAAACCATCTTTCATTCCAAACACAACGTCTGTCATAGTAGATGATATAGTTGCACTCATGCTTTCGAATGCACTTGAAATATCTAATGCAGTTTGAATACCTCTGCCTGTAACTGTATCACTTAAGGTTATACCGAATGCTTCTGCTACCTCAGAATAATGTTGAACATCAATCGCACCTCTCTTAAATGCTTCATTTAAGCCTGCTTGAACACCTTTATTTCTGTTTGATATTCTTAAATCCTCTACACGTGCATCAGCTAAGCCACCGTATATGTCAAGAAGTTCATCGATTGTTTTAATTTGTTGTGCAGTCATTGAACCTGCATCGATGCCTAAACTTGCGGCAACTTTTTCTCTCATCTTTTGAATATTAACACCTACTGCCAAACCTGCGGCTTGTGTCTTTTCTTCCATACCTTTACGCATGAGTTCAAATTCTTCAAGGACTTCTTTACGCATATCAGGAACAATAGATCCACCGACAACTTTCATATACATGTCTGAGAAAAAGCCTTTTACGCCTTCTGTGGCTTCCATTGCTTTAGACTTCATCGAGTCTGCCATGCCAGTTACACTTTCTGTAACTCCACTTGCCATGTCTGACACTTTATCTTTAACACCACCTGTAATATCTGTAATAGCTTTACCTACTTCTTTTACACCATCTATAAAGCCTGTAATCTTTTCTACAATTACTTCGATTGCATTTGATACTGCTTCAAGAGTTGTTTTGAATATTGGTAATGCTTTTTCATAGATAGGCCCTAATGCTTCTAATAGAGTTATTAGTGCGTCTGCTACAAGACCAATGACAGGGAATACAATATCTGTTAAGACAACTCCTATAGCTTCGAATATAGGTTGTGCCGCCGCAAATCCTTTTTGAACTTTCTCAACGATAGGCGGTAATGCCGCTAGAGCATTCTCTGCCAGTTGAACTAGTAATGGTAGTAGCGGAGTAATAGCTTCCGTCATAACTTTACCAAGAACTTGTTTAATTCTTTCCATTGTATCGCCAAATACTTCTGCATTCTGCGCCGCTTCTAGCGGGACAATGTCTGTATTTGCCGCAACATCTTTTAGTGCCTCTTCTACGCTTACGCCTTTGTTTGCTAAGTCTTCGAAGATACCAACAATCTTAGGACCCACTCTCATACCTAAGATTTTAGATGCTTCGTCCATTTCGATTGAGCCATCTTGAACCGCTTGTGCAACTGCTTCAAATAGTTCTGGTGCAGTTTTCAAATCACCGTTTGCGTCCATTACAGAGTCGCCTAACTTACCCATAATCTCAGCATATGCCTTATTACCTTTGGCACCTTCTGCTAATCTTAATTGTAAGTTGTTGAATGCTCTATCTGCCTCTTGTGCTGATAGACCACCTTCTGCTAGTAATTGTGTTGCAACTTGAAAGCCTGCAAAGCCTTCTTGTGTAGCGGCTCCGACCATTCTTGCACGTTTTGCCAAGTCATCCATTTCACCAATTCTATCATTGATAGCTGTGATACCTTTGAACACGGCAAAGCCAGCGGCTGCCACACCAAGAGCGGCTTTTATTTTGCCGCCCATACCAGTAAAGCCACCGCCGGTTGTAGCCGCGGCAGATGTAACTCCACTTAATTTATTTTGTATATTACCGAGAGCGCCTGACGCCTGGTCCGTTGCCGATATGATTAGATTTATGTCGCTCATTCTTTTGCTCTCTCCTTAGTAATTCAAAGTATGCACCCCAATATTTTATTTCTTGGACGCTGAGTTGCATCACTTCTTCAACGCTTTTACCTATTTCTTTTGCGAGGAAGAAGCAGAATCTGAGTTCTGCGTCCTTTTTGAGTTTCCCACAGGGTCACCCAATTCATGTTCTTTTAATTTATCGCTTTCGCCCATAGCTGTCACGATTTTTAAAATAACATTAGGATCAACTTGATTCATCAATATTGGTTTTTCCATCTTTGAAAACATTTTGTTTCCATCTTTGTCTAATGCACGAATCAACATCATCTCTACTAAAGCGTCTGCTGATTTACCTGCGTTTTGTAATTCTATTACTGCACTCTGAGAAGCGAAGTTTAATCCTCCTACTTTCCAATATACAGTTGTATCCCATTCTGGCACTTCAAAACTTTCCATGCCTTGATTAGATATTTCTGCAAAGTGCATCTTTGCTGTGTCTAAAACTTTTGTCATTTAAATAGTCCTCTTTTCTTTATTTTATATTTACCACTAGCGTTAAATTGTAATATTTTTTCGATAGTAGGTTTCGTCATACCCTCTGGTGCTTGGGACGAATGTCCTTTGTTCAGTGGGTCAATATAAGGGACAGCATTGCTAACTGTGTTAACCATGTTGCCCCTTACTAAGTTCCAACCGCTTTTTGCTCTGCCGGTATCTACAGGAGTTACTGCTTTCACTTCTGTAAGCACATCAGTAGTTACCTCATCGAGGACTTTCTTAAGTGCTTTTTTTAAATCGACTTTGCCTTTAACGGTTACTCTCATTACTACGCCCCGTTAGGGTTGTTAGTTCCGTGATCCACAGTGATTGGACCGGTTCCAGTTACACCAATTGATGCTTCTACCATGCCGTCTACACTTGCCGTGATTGCACGGGATGTGATTAGACATGATGCCTGATAACCGATTTCATCGTTGCTGTCGCCAGCTGGCCAGAACTTTATAGTAACTTCAGTTGTGCTTGGCGCCAATTGAGCGTCAAGTGAACCTGATTCTGTAAAGTTTGCACCTGCTGTATCATCGATTGTCCAAAAGACATCGATAGATCCAGACCACGATTTAAACGTTGGTTTATTTGTTCTGAAAGCTACGCCGCTAGTATTCATAGTCGTTGCGTCAATCACTTCTTGCGTTTCCTCAAATGAGAATGAACGAATCGAAGCAACTGGAACATCGGCTACATAAACTATGCCTTGACTTCCGGAAAAGATATTTAATGCCATTGCTGGTCTCCTCTTGTTTAAGTGTTACCTTTATTGTAAGTATATTGAATACTTACAGTCATTGTTTGCTTTATTGTGGGAAATGCAGTTTCTTGCATGTCCCCAACCGTTACTAATTCAGTTAGTTGAGCATTCTTATCTCTAGTGCGATCCGCTTCAAGTTTCTCCTCGATAGCTTCAATGATATTAGACATTTGTGTTTGCACATCTGTCGTTTTCTTTTTGCCATCTAAGTGAACAGAAATGTCAACGGTCATAGTAGCCAATCTCCATTCTCTTGCAATGTCTTCTTTNGTTTCGTCTGTAATTTCTATACCTACGAAAGGATATGAAGTTCTTGCAAGTCTTTGAAAATCTTCTGGTTTAGTAGAGACTTTACCAAGTCTAGGTGACTTAATGGTTTTTAGTTTTGCTACAACATCATCTAAGATTAGTTTTCGCTTACTATTTGCCATTATCTGTATAACCTTTCTTTAATAAAATCTACTTCGCCTGACTCATATACACCATCGCCATCTAAATCATAGGAAATCCCAGCGGCTAAAACCGCTGAGAATTCTTCATGATATCTTTCTTTATAGAAAGTCATCTGTCTTTGAAATGTATCGTCTGCTTGAAAATTAGAAAGTCTCGGAAGAATGTAATATGCTAACGCATGATAAATGGTAGCTCTTTTCCACTCTGACGCTATTAGTTTCGTCTTATCGAAGTTAGTGGGATCATGTGAGATACTCCACCAATCTGCTTTAATACGTCTTTGAATGTCTCCTTCTGAACGTGTAAGTTCTACTGTGAAACTTTCAACACCATGGTCAAAGATATCGGGAACTATCGCTACTAAATCTTCATCTATTGCATATGCCATACTTTACTCCTAACTATTAAATATTAGCTTTCGTTTATAATTAAAACGCCACGGTTGCCAGCATCGATACCACCAATACCTGCGTGTAGAGAAGCAACAACGTCTGAACCAACTGCTTCGGCTCTACGTGCGATTTCTACATCTACATTTTTCTGCATAGCGATTCTGAAAGCGTCTTGTGAGAACACAGCCGCTTGAACGTTATGAGAAGATAGACCTACGTTAGTGTCGTTTAGGTAAGATGTTGTGAATAGATCCACACCAGCTACTGTTCCTAAAAAGCCACTTGCCATAGCTGTATCTTGGAAGTTACCACCAGCAAATGCGTTTGAACCAATGTTGTTCATTAATTCTGCATATACTGCCGCGTTAACTAGACCGTAAAGTTTACCTGTCTCGCCATTGCCACGAATTGTGCCGATAGCTTTCATAAGTTCGTTTACAGTTAAGTCTCCGCCTGAAGTTGCGTTTTCTTGCTCTGTGCAACCGGCCATGTTAGCCATTACATCTAAGTCAAATTTCTTCGCAACTGCATTACCAAGAACACGACCTACTTCTTGTGGGTCGATATTACCTAAGTCTCTTAGGACTGTTCTTGCCGCATATAGGTTTGTTGCTACTAGGTTTTTTGCTCCACCTGGAGTAGTAACTGCGATGTCAACTCCTGGATCTGCTTCTGAGCCTACTTTAGTTGCATCAACTGATGTTAACTCAGGAACCTGTAAAACACCGTTTGGTGCGTTTACGATAGGAATGATGTTACCACCTAGAAAAAGTGATGCTTCGTGTGCCGCGTATACTGTAGCGGCTTTTACTGGAACGATTAATGCGTCCGAGTTTAATACTGACATATACTGGTCAGTTGTGCTTGCGCCTTGTGCCATTTCTGGTCTCCTCTTATAATTTGCCTGCTTCTTTCAGGGTTTTATATTTTGCCCTATCAGCAGACTTGGTTAAGTCTAATGAACTAAGTTCTATTGAAGAACCTAAGTTATTACCTACGTTCCCAGTAGAACCTTGAGAAATCACTCCGCCAGGTGTGCTTCGTAAAAAATGTGGGTTATTATCTAACCATTCATTTACAAAACCTTCTATGCTTCGTGGTTCCGCTGTCTCTGGATCGTATAAGACATTCTTATTAGTGTCATATACGACAGGGCGACCTGTTTCGTCTAAGCCTACATTTGCTTTAAGCAGTTGTGCTACTTGTTCTGGGTTAACAGCATTTCTGCTACTAGCCGTTGCAAGTAGTGTGCCATCTACTTTCATGCTTGTAAGTTCTGAACGAAGTGTGTCGATTTCTGATGAGTATTTGTTCTTTTGAGATTTCAAAATGTCATCGAATTCTTCACGTTTCTTCATCGCCTCTAATTCACGTTCTTCCTCAGCCGCTTTTAGATCCTTATATTCATTCATATCAATATCTGAGAAACGTCTTTTGTATTTCTCTAATCTTGCTTGAACGATTTTATCTACATCTGCTTGTGAGAAATTACGTTCTTCCTGGTGTTCATTATTTGTGGGAGTAGCACCAGTATCTACTTCTTTATCAATCCCGCTTGTCTCGGTCATATCGGTCATACCTATAAACTCCTTTATTGTATTTATTCAATCTAATTTTTAGTCTTAGATTTTGGCTTTTTCTTATCCTTAGCGGCAGTTCC